CCACAGGGCGTCGCGGTCCAAACCCTCGATATCGATGTCTTTTTTGACGTGGACAACGTTATATCTTCGCGACCCCGTGGGATCGTCCAGGATGATGTCGTCGTTCGTGCTACCGAAAAACACCGCCGTCCTGGGGAAGTCCTGGGTCATGCGTCCATAGGCCGGCCGAAACGTATCCATGGTCTTCGATTGGAAAGACTTTCTTTTGGTCACTTCGCTGCGATGATGACCGGACAGCTCCGCGTCCTCGATGATCCAAATACCGACAAGATCCCCCATCGCGTCTTTGCTGTCCAGGTTGGGCAACTGGTCCAGGAAGTAATCTTTCCCTGCCAACTTCTGGAGCAATCGGCTCTTTCCTAGCCCCTGCCCTCCGTGGAGAATCAGCATCTCGTCGACCTTGGTGCCGGGATTCCGCGCGCGTCGCACGCATGCCACGAGCTGGCGCTTGAATATCTCGCTCTCGAGCGCATCGTCATCGTCTGCGCCCCACAACCGCCCCGCAATACCTTCGAAGACTTCCGCCGGGTCGACGGGCGGCAGCGCGTCCAAGTAATCGAGAATCGGGTGGAAAGCGGCTGCCTCGGCGGCCAGCTCGATCGCGGACAGGACCTGCTTGTCCGTGACCTTGGAGTTGTAGTATACCGCCATGTAGTACGTGATGCGGTTCACGTCGCGGTCGGTGAGCCGACTGGTCTCCGCGTCGAGATGGATCGGCGGGTCGACGGCGATGATCTTGTTCTTGAACCGATCGTACTGGAACACGCCGAGCCAATCGGGGTGCGCAGCGGGGCCGGAGAAAGTCGCGCCAAGGTCGCGCATATCGAGCGGGGCGAGTTTACCGCGCTCGCCGCCGCGGATGTCGTCGGTCAGGACCTTGTACTGGTGATCCGGGGAGTGTGCGCGGCGATAGTCGCCGGTCACGGGCTCCCTCACCGCTGGCCGAAGGAAGTCCTCTGGAAATGTCCCCGAATACCCCCGCTATTTTGGGCGTTGGCCAGGGTCCTCCGCAGGTCTTCGACGGACCAGGGGGGTTCGCAGCGAACGTTCCAGCCCGTCCCCTCGACGAGCATCAGGGCCGTGTCGATCGGCAGCTCCAGCGTATGACACAGACGCTTGGCTACCACCCAAAGAGCGTTCTGGCCACCCTTGCCGGAGATAGCCGGGGGTGCGGTCGCGAGGAAAGCTTCGGCCATGCGCATACGCTCAGGCCATCGCGGGTCAGCGGGCGTCAACGGCGTGATGGGTTCCTCGGCAGGCGGCGGCGTGGTCACGCCGGCCAGGACGAGGTCCAGCAGCTCTTGGGGAGCGTCGGCGATCGGGCTGTCGTCGATCAGCTCGTACGGGCCGCCCGCGCAAACGTACCCGCCCTCCCCGCGTACATCGACCCCAGGAAGGACCCCCGTGCGGTTCCGGACGCCTTCAACGTGCCTAAAGTAAAGATGGTAACCGCCAGATGGCGTTCTAACGGTCCGCGTTTCTGGCAACGTGCGGTCGAAATTCCGAAGAGATTCCAAACCGTTCACGCCGTTCTTTACGTCGATATCGAGCACCCAAAAGCCGTTGACCTCGCCCGTGGGTAGCCCAAACGTGTCGTTGCCGAAATCTTCGATGGGTAGCCATGTGCTGGGATCCTTCCACGGCGCTGCAGGCTTCTTCGTGCCGGGAATGAGCGCAAAACCCTTCATGCAACCTCTCTCATCGTGTTAGTATACATGCCCGTGACGTCACTCGCTATACAAATGCCTCAAGTCTTCTCCGCTTCACGCATCTCAACGTGGATGACCTGCCGCCGCAAGGCGATGTTCGAGTACGTATGTGGCCTCCGCGGCCCTGCCACCGGCGCTCAGGACCTCGGCGTCCAGGTGCACAAGTACCTCGAATGGCTTCACGCCAACAGCGGGGCCGATGTCGATCTGACGACGGACGTGGGTAAGATAGCCGCATCCATTCTCCCGTTCGTGTACGACATCTGGGGCGCGTCCGTCGCCGAGGGCGAGTTCCATTTTAGCGGCCGCTTCCCTTGGCTCGGGTTCATAGACCTGCTCGCGCACGGCCAGGTGGTTGACTATAAGACGTCTTCGGACCCGAACAAGTGGGCGAAGACCCCCGAGGACCTTCGGGTCGATCCGCAGGCTGTCTTGTACGCGAAGCACGCGTTCGCCAAGTTCCCGGAGCTGGACGTCGTAATCCTCAGATGGGTCTACGGTCGGACCAAGCCGCCGGGTTGGGCTATGCCCGTCGAGATCATGATGACCCGCGAAGACGCTGACAGGGGTTTCGAGGCGATGGAATCGTACGCGGCCGAGATGCAAGCCGCGACCGATGCTTCGCCGACAGACCCCGTCGAGAAATATAAGTTTGCCTTAGCGCAGGAGCCGAACTATGATGCGTGTGATTCGTACGGCGGGTGCCCCCATAAGTCCCGCTGTAACCCCCCCTTCTTCAACAACAAGGAACCCAAAAAAGTGAACCTCTTCGAACGCCTGCAACAGATGGAAGCTAACGGAACGCCCGCGACCGCCGCAGACCCGATCAAGTCGACCATCGTCGTCTCGTGGAAGAACGCGCCCGATGTCGTCATCCCAGACCCGCCTGCGCCGGCGGGGGAAGTGGAGCGCAAGGACGCAGAGGTGCTCGCGCCCAACCCCCTTCGCCCCACCGAGATCCCCACGGCTATCCTGCCTCCGGCGATCAATCCTCCGAAGCGTGGCCGCCCCGCGGGTTCGAAGAACAAGCCGACGTCGCACGAGACAGTGAGCCCAAGGCCCCCACGTCGCACGAGACCGCGCAGGCGGAGGTTTTGGCCAAGTACCGCCCGGAGACCCCGCCGCCCGCCGCCTACGCCCCCGCCGCCGCCCGCGCCGCCGGCCGCGCCCGAACCCGACGCCGACCTCTCCGGCGTCGTGGGCATCAACACGCTCTACATTGGCTGTGCCCCCGAGGCGTCGGACTTCATCGACTTCGACATGATTCTGGCTTCGGCCCGAGACATGATCGGCGACGCGTCGTACTACGGGAATTTCGGCTACAAGACCAACGGCATGATGCTTGAAGCCGTCAAGAAGATCATGTCGCCCGTCGCGTACGATCGCGTGGTCGTGCGTCACCCGCAGCAACCCGAATCGCTGCTCTGCCTGTCCTACCTGCGCGGTATCGCGGTGACGGTAGTGTCATGAAGAAGAACTACGTCGTCAAAAGCGCCGATAGGTACGGGGACGATGCTTAGGGAGTTCCTCGTTGGACGTTCGAGCAGAAAAGGGCCACACGATACACTCGTGAGGAGGCGATTGCCCGCAAGGAATACCTTCGCCCATCGTACGGTAAGGTGCGCGCCGTCAAGCTCGTGCCCAAGAAGGTGCAGCCATGAAGAATAACTACGTTGTCAAAAGCGGCCATAGGTACGACGATTTCGGACCCTCGTGGATGATCCATCAGAAAGATGCTGAACGACTTACTCGCGAGCAGGCGTACAACCGCGTGGAAGCCCTTCGCCCCTACTGGAAGGCGCGCGTTGTCAAGCTCGTGCTCAAGAAGTGGGTGCGGTCGTGAATCTCCTCCGCTGGTTCTGGTCCGTCATCGTGGGCGATGCGCCCCCGGTCATCACGGGTGTCTTGAGACAACGTCTCGAGCGACCTTCGGCTTGCTTCTGTGAGCCCGGAGGGCAGGTCGATTGCTCGGGCCGAGAGTGCGGCTATTCCTGGTCGGAGGACGACGAGTATTGCACTCTCCCCCTGGACCACCCGGGCCCGTGCCGGACGGAACATTGACGTTCGCCAAACACCCCGTTGGCAACTCCCCGGAGTTCCAGCGGATCCGTAACCTCCCCATTCGCCCCGAGTACCCGCCAGACCTGGTCCCCAGGTTGTCTGCACTTTTGCGCGTACCGGGGTCGACCGCCACGCTGCTACAGACCCAGGCCGAGGCATTATGGGACCTGGGCACCAACCGGCGCGGCTTCTTCCCCATACGTGTCGGTGGTGGTAAGACACTCATAAGCTTCCTAGCCCCTCGGGTCCTGGAATCCCGCCGCCCTGTCTTGCTCATCCCGGCCGCCCTGATGACTCAGACGGACCGGGAGTGGCGCAAGTCGATGAAGGACTGGAAGACCGCCCGGCATCTCAAATTCATCAGCTACCAGCTCCTTGGGCGTGTGTCGGGGGCGTCGTTGCTGGAGCGCGATCCGCCCGACCTGATCATCATGGACGAGGCGCACATGTGCAAGAACGTGCGCGCGGCCGTCACCCGCCGACTGGCCCGCTACATCAAACTAAAGCCTGAGTGCATCATCGTGCCGATGTCTGGCAGCATCATGAAGGATTCGATCAAGAACTTCGCCCACCTGATGGAATGGTCGATGGGGGAGGCGTCCTGCTTGCCCCGGGACGCGAGCACGCTGACGGAGTGGGCCGAGGCCCTGGACGAAGGCACCAACGCCTTCACGTGCCGGTCTCCGGGCGTGCTGACGGGTCTGTTCCCAGTACCCGCGGACGTCCCCGACGCGGAGGTGGCCCGGAGGGCGTTTCGAGCGCGCTGCGCCGCGACGGCTGGCTTCGTGAGCCAAGACGCCAAGGACGGCTACGGGGGCAGCCTGCTCCTGACCGGGATGGAATACACGGTCAACGCAGCCACGGAGAGTAATTTCAAGCGCTTGCGCACGGCGATGGAACGCCCCGACGGATGGGCGTTGACGGAGAGTATGCAAGCGTGGGCGGTTGCCCGACAGCTAGTTCTCGGCCTACACTACGAATGGCTTCCACCCGCACCCACAGAGTGGCTCAACGCGCGTAAGCTTTGGGCCCAGTTCGTCCGGGACTTTCTCGGGTCGCCACGATCTGCCAGGATGGGGATTGACAGCGAGCTCCAGACGACCAACGCTGTAATCGCCGGAGACGTCGAGGACGAGTACGGCCTTCTCGCGACGTGGCAGAAGATACGGCCGACGTTCGACATCAACAGCGTGCCCGTATGGCATGACGACAGCGCGCTGAAGCTCTGTGAAGAGTGGCTGTCGACGCACGATCATGGAATCTGCTGGGTCGAACACAGACATTTCGCCAAAGAGCTGGCCAAGCGCACGGGGCTATCATACTATGGCGCCAAGGGTCTTTGCGGCGATAAGTACATCGAGGAGGCCAACGGCCCCATCATCGCCAGTATTGCGGCCAATTCTACCGGCAGGAACCTCCAGCACAAATGGTACCAGAACCTAGTCACCGCACCCCCCAGCGACAGCGAGCGATGGGAGCAACTTCTCGGCCGGACCCATCGTAAGGGCCAGGTCGCGGACACGGTAGAAGTGGACGTGCTCGTCGGATGTAGGGAGCACATCGAATCAGTGCCTCGCGCCTTGACTTCTGCTGAACTCAAACTAAACTTACTTGGCTTCACCCAACGTCTCAAACTCGCTGATCTCAACTGGCCCGAGGAAAAGCCTCGGCCCGGATTCAGATGGGCATAACATAAGGACCACACAATGAACGCACCCGTAGGTTTTTTCAGCGGTACTAACAATGTGGACGCTTCTTCCAAGCTTCCTAATTTCCCAGCAGGTTTCACCGGCGTTGTCAAGGTGGACCTGTGCAAAGGTATCACCTCCCGAGTCGGAAAGCGGGCATTCATCACCGAAGTCACCGTGTTGGAGAGCAACCTCACAGACTCCGCAGACAAGCGAGTCAGTGTCGGCAGCCGGTACTCTTGGTACCAAGACCTCAGCGAGCCCGGGACCTCCTACCCGTCTTGCATCGGCTTCTTGTACGCGTGCCTAGGAATTTCCAAGGCGGCTAACCCCGACGAAGTCGCCAAGGTGTTGCCGAAACAGGACGAGTACCTCAACAAGGCTGTCGACGAGAAGACCAACCTCCTCGGCGGGTCGATCATCGGCCTCCAGACGAGCTTGATCCTGACCAAGCAAGGCAAGGCCAAGGCCGCGCTTGACCCGAAGTTCACGCCGGTCAAAGGCGACGTGTTTACGTTGCACACGTTCACGCCTGGCCCGGCCTCGAAAGAGTAACCCCACCGCGACGTTCTGGCACACAGAAAGGGGCACCCGCTCTCAACCGCGCAGGAGGTCGACCGGGTACACCGGCAACTTCGTCCTGCCGGCGGGTGATGTCGCCGCTTCCTTATACCGCCCGGGGCGACCGGGCGGTATTCTTTTTTGCGAGGGACCGATGGTGATCGCGTTCGACACCGAGACACACCTCATTGAACCCGGTCTCCTCGCCCCACCCCTTGTCTGCGCACAGTGGACGGTCGACGGTGACGCCCCTTCGCTCGTTCATCGAGCCAACACCTATGAGCGCGTGCTTGAGTGGTTGGAGTCGGACCACGTCCTGGTAGGCCACAACGTATCGCCTACGACATGGGCGTCATCGCCGCGCAGTACCCGTGGCTGATGCCGCTCATCCTCAGGGCGTACAACCAGGACCGGGTCACGGATACGCAGATACGCGAGCAACTGATCATGATCGCTCGTGGGGAGTTCCGTTCCTACGCGGACGCGGACGGGGACCTGCACCCCGTGAAGTATTCCCTCGCCGACTGCGTGCGTCGGCACTTCAGTACCGAGCTGAAGAAGGACGGCTGGCGCCTATTCTACAGAGCGTTTGACCAGACGCCGAATACTCTCGACTGGCACGAAGTAGCGACCCGGTTCCAGGACGCATGCCGCCGCGGGGAATGGCCCGACTGGGCTTCGGCGGTAACGGACAAGGACCGCCAGGGACTGCTGGCCGCGCGCCCTGAAGAGGCCGTCCTGTACGCCCTGGAGGATGCCCGGGTGACGCACCGGTTGTACGAATCGCAGCGCACACCACTTCTCGCCCGACACGTTCACCGACGAGTTCCGTCAGGCCCGGGCGGCGTTCGCCCTGCATCTCTCTTCGTGTTGGGGCATCTACACGGACAAGGACGCGGTCGACCAGTTAGAGGTTACGCTGCGCGCCGAGCTCGAGACGCTGCAATCGGACCTGATGGCCGAGGGACTGATCCGTGAGAACGGCACTGCCGACACGAAGGCCGCCGCCCAGGCGATGGAAACCGCTTGCGGGGAGGATGGTATCCCAGTAATCCGGACCAAGGGCGGAAAGGTCTCCCTATCCCATGAGGCGTGCGAACGCTTCGACGAAGGGAGCATCATCCGCGACTATTCCCGGTTCCTCCAGGTCCGCAAGCAACTCTCCAACGATATCGCCATGCTTCGCGCTGGGTGCGACGTACCGATCCAGCCACGGTACGACATGGCTGACACGGGCCGATGCCGAGCGTCGAAGCCGAACATCCAGGCGATTTCCCGGGGTAACGGCATCCGGGAAGCTTTCCGCCCGCGACCGGGGACGGTGTTTATCCAGGCCGACTTCGAAGGGCTGGAGTTGCACTGCATGGCCGTATGGTGCCTGGAAAAGTTCGGACATAGTGCCATGGCCGATGCGCTCAACGCCGGTCGGGACGTCCACCTGGACACCGCGGCATCCTTGATGGGCATCACCTACGAAGAGGCGTTGCCTCGAAAGAAAGAGCTGAAGGATCAACGGCAAAAGGCCAAGGCGATCAATTTCGGCTACCCCGGCGGCCTGGGCGCGAAGAAGCTTGTCCGATACGCTTGGACGCAGTTCGGGGTGAGGATGACCGAGGGCGAAGCGGCACAGGCCAAGCTGCTCTGGTTGCGCAGATACCCCGAGTTTATTGATTTCTTCGCTACGGCGGCCAGAGGGGGCGAAGAAGAGACGCACATTTTTACTGGACGAAAGCGCGGAGGTCTGCGATACTCAGCGTTATGCAATGGGCGGTTCCAGGGGCTGGGTGCAGATGCCGCAAAGGAAGCGCTTTGGCGAGTGACAGAGGCCACCTACACGCCGGGGTCTCCACTGTATGGAGCCCACGTCGTCGCCTTTGTACACGACGAAATCATTATGGAAATAGAGGAGGAGCGATGTCACGAGGGAGCGATGGAGCTGGGTCGCCTGATGAGGGCTGGCGCAGATTTGTATCTGGGACGGGTACCGGTCCGGCTAGAGCCGCTGGCCATGCGTCTCTGGTCGAAGAAGGCGGAGCCGGTGTACAAGGACGGGAGGCTGATACCGTGGGAGCCGTGAAGCACGCCCCGGCCGGCGAGGTCCGCGTCACCGACCCGGTCACCGGCGGCCAGAAAGGCGTGAAGCCCGAACGCCTTGACCTGATCCCTTTCGACGCCTTGGAGGAGATTGGCCGTGTTTACGGATTCGGCGCGAGCAAGTACGAGGACGACAACTGGTTGAAGGGCTACAAATGGCGCTTGTCCGCTGGCGCGATGCTCCGGCATGTGTCACGCTGGATGCTCGGTGAACGCAACGACAAGGAGTCTGGGTGCCATCATCTGGCCCATGCCGCCTGGCATTGCCTCACCCTGATCACGTTCGAGATTCGCGGACTGGGTACAGATGATAGGAAAAAACCATGAAGAAGAAAGTGAAAATCGTATGGTTTGCTAGCAATATGCAGGCCGGTATCAGAGTCATGGGACCTTATCCCACCCAACTCAAGGCCTGGGAGGCTACGACCGCCATAGACGGCATCGGGCCGTTGCCCGGCACGATCGTTTACCCTGCCAGGAAAAAACCATGAACAAAAAGCAGGTCATAGACCGACTCTTCAAAAGCGGTGCCGGTTGGTTCGTCAAGTACCTGAAGAGTACGTCGGAGGAGGCCGCTAAAGCCGGCGCCAAACCCGACGAGGTAATCTTCTGCGTCGCCGCGGATGACGCCAATTCGTACCGTACGTGGTACCTCCCTGCCGAACGCGCCGCGCGCATCCTCATCGATACGTGTCCGTTCGCCAAAGAATCCGTCAAGGCCCTTAGGGACCCGCATCAGCCCGGGTATAGGGTGTTCGTGATTTTCGTCAAGAACGAGGTATTTGTCTTCAACCTCAACATTGTTTCGGAGCTGAACTGATGAACATGCATCCGACCCCTGATTTCCAGCTTCCTGTCGCTCATATCGCGGCAACTTCGGACGGCGAATTCGTCAAGTTGTATGCAAACGGTCTTCTCATCGGAACGGCGCCGTCTGGCGGTGGAACTGTGGAGTGGTACATCCCTACGCCTTTGACTGTCGGTGTTGTCGCTGAGCATGACGATATCTATGTCGTGGGCTACCATATTCCCGTGGTCGGAGGTTGATATGCGCGTCCTGGTTGACGTTGACGGCGTGTTGGCCGATCTGGTTGGGGAACTGTGCCATCGCCTTCGCGGGGTGGGGCTCCTAGCCGCCCCCGAAGACGTGCGACATTACGACTTCAGTAAGGTTTGGCCCCAGACGCACCTGGCCCTAGTGTACGAATGGATGGCGTCCCCGGGGTTCGCCAACGAGTTGCAGTGGTACGCGGGCGCGCCGGAGTTTCTCGCGGGCTTGCCCGGGGATATCGTCGCTCTCACCCATCCGTATCACCGGTCCCAGACCTGGGCGTACGATCGCACGCAGTGGCTTCGCGGGCATGTGCACCACATCGTCCTTACGTCCAGCAAGCAATTGGTCGGCGGTGACGTCCTCGTCGAGGACCATCTGGACAACCTCAACAGTTGGCTAGAGGCACACCCGCAGGGACGGGGGGTGCTGATCGACCGCCCGTGGAACCGAGACAAAGAGGCGTTTGGCCGCCGGACGTTCCGATGCCACTCCTACGCAGACGCGGGGCGCCTCATAGCGGCGATGGCCAAATGACGTACGAGGAAATGCTGGCCGCGCTACCTAAACGAAAGCTTACCGATGAGGAGCGCGCCGACTGGGCCTACGGCAACGCCAAACTCTCGAACGAGGATGTAACCAGGGAGATGGCGGAGAGGGCGGTGAAAGTCAAGGTACCGGTAGAGGCTAAGCCGTGAGCCCGTTCGAGCGCATTTGCGGCATATGCAAACGCCGCTTGCCGCTCGTCCATTTCATGGTAGAAGAGTTCCTAGCCCCGACGTGCGCGGAGTGCCGGGCGAGATTCAAGAAAGCGTTGGAAATATGAAGAAAAAAGAAACATGCGAGAACTGCGGAGCGGTCATCCGGCCCCCGGGACACGACGTGTACGATTGTAGGGACTACCTGATGAAGACCGTGAAGGCCTTGAAGGAGGTCATTGTAGAGCAAGGTCATCTTCATGTGTACCAGGCGAACATGATCCGCTGGCTGAGGGGGTCGCGTCCGACCCGTGAGGGATGAGCGCCCTCGTCTTCCATCATCCCGACTCTTTCGCCCTGATGGCGGAGGACCCCAAGCCGTCTTTCGCTGTCATCATTACGGACCCACCCTACGCCGCCGCGGTCCAGGAGAACCTTTGCTCAGGTAGCTTGGTCGGTAAGAAGTCCGTCCCCAAGTACGATTTGCCTTTCGCGCCGCTTTCCGTCGCCCAACACTCTTGGCTGCAGGACGCCATAGTCCTCGCGCGCCGGTGGGTGATCACGTTCTGCGCGGTCGAAGACTTCGGGCGGTTCCAAGACCGTATGGGTAAGGCTTACGTGCGCGGGGCCGTGTGGTACAAAAGTAATGCGATGGGACAACTTACCGCTGATCGCCCGGCAACCTCCTACGAAGGGATAGCGTGTCTACACAACACTACCACGAAAAAAAGGTGGAACGGCAAGGGCAGTTACGGCATCTGGCAATGCCCAGGCACCAGGGGGTTGAGGGACAGACACCCCAACGAGAAGCCGATCAACCTCGCCCTGAAGCTGGTGGCGCTATTTTCGGAACGCGACGAGACCATTTTTGACCCATTTTGCGGGTCCGGGGCTATCGGTCAGGCGTGTTTGCAACTGGGCCGCAACTACGTGGGGGTCGACAATGATCCCGCTTGGGTCGCGAAGTCTAAGGACCGTCTGGCACGGGACTACGAGCAGATTTCGGACGAGACCGCGTTAGCGCTATGTAGGATGAATACGCCATGACCACACGAGTAATCGTACCTGACAGTCACGGGGAGCATATCGATCTGCCCGCCCGCGACGCGTTCCTGAAAGACTTGAAGGACATAGACCCCGACGAGATCGTCATGTTGGGGGATCACCTTGACGCAGGCGGGACGTTCTCGACGCATCAGCGTTCCTATACGAACGAGATGACCGAGTCGTACGATAGCGATGTCCGGGCGGCCAACAGGTTCCTGGATGCTATCCAGCACCGTGCGCCTCGGGCGCAGATCCATTACCTGGAGGGCAACCACGAGCAGCACATCGAGCGCTGGGCCAGCCGGACCTTCGCCTCGCACGAAGACGCGGTCAATCTGCTAGACGTCTTCGGCCCACAGGCGGTCCTCAAGCTGAAGAGCAGGGGGATAAAGTACTACACCCGGTCGACGCAGTACATGGGGATCAGCATCCCTGGCACGATAAAGCTCGGGAAGTGCTACTTCGTGCACGGCGTGAGCCACTCCAAGCATGCGGCCTCGACGCATCTCGCTCGGTTCGGCAGCAATGTCGTCTTCGGACATGTGCACCGATCCCAGGCGGTCGTCGAACGGTCGGTGACCTCCGCGGCCTACGGCGCGTGGTGCCCGGGCACGCTGGCCAAGCTCCAGCCCCTGTACGCCCACACGGCCCCAACGTCGTGGTCACATGGGTACGGCCTCCAGTTGGTCAACGCCTCGGGCCAGTTCCTACATCTGAACGTCCCGATCGCGTCGGGGGTGTCGCTGCTGCCGAGGGCTTTGCGGTAAGTCACGCCCTTTGGTATGAATCGTGAATCCTGGGCGACTTGGAAAAAAGACCGCTCACCGCCCAGCAAGGCCCGTCGCCTGGCCAAACTCGTTGCCCTGAACGAAGGTCTCGTGCAGAAGATCGTCCAGGGCTTTACCGGACGCACAAGGTACTACGTGGCGGAGATGCGGGAGGACCTGCTCCAGGCGGGCCGGATCGGGCTCATCCGGGCGATTCATAAATGGGATCCCGACCGAGGGGCGTTTTCCACCGTGGCCTTCAACGAGATCCGCTACGAGATCCAGCGCACCGCTTGCTCGGCGACCCCGATAGACGTCCCGCGAACGCTGGTCTTCGCCAGCAACGGCCAGCGGGAGGCGGAGGCGTTCTACGCGCGCCATGGTCGGCAAGCGACAGCGGAAGACCTAAATATGCCGGCAAGTTTATTCGAACGTGCTAGAATGGCTCGCATGGAGTTCGTAAGCGAGGCCGGGGCGGATATGCCCCAAGAGGTAGACGCCGAGGGTGACCTGGATACCGTCCGGGACTTGCGGTCGTTGAGGTCGTTCGTCAGGAAGCTGACCAAGGCACAGCGGGCCGCCCTGGAGAGCGGGGACGAGGAGCTGTCGGCGAAGGCGCGGGCGTACGTGGAAGCGAGGAGGGTTATCGGATGATCAGCACAATGAGCACAATGAGCCGCATCGTGCGTGGATACACGATCGAGCCGAAGGCGAACCTCGGCTGGGCGAACCTCAACGGTGCGGACCTCTACGAGGCGAAGCTCAGCGAGGCGAACCTCCGCGAGGCAATCCTCAGCGGGGCGGACCTCAGCGGGGCGGACCTCACGATGGCGGACCTCTACGGGGCGGACCTCAGCGGGGCGAACCTCCGCGGGGTGAACCTCACGATGGCGGACCTCATGATGGCGGACCTCCGCGGGGCGGACCTCCGCGAGGCGGACCTCAGCTGGGCGGACCTCCTCGGGGCGAACCTCCTCGGGGCGAACCTCCTCGGGGCGAACCTCCGCGAGGCGAACATCTACGAGGCTGACCTCTACGGGGCGAACCTCCTCGGGGCGAACCTCCTCGGGGCGAACCTCCGCAAGGCGAAACTGCCGGACGGACGCACTCTGGACGAGTACGTCGCTTGGCTACCGTCCGGTCTACTGACGCTCGGCGGCAAGAGTCTCGTTGAGGTGGCTTCCACGTGGGGTAATCACACGTGGACCGACTGCCCGATGGCCAAGGCATTCGGTGCCCGGTCACTCGGTGATGTACCCGAGTGCCATCGCCAGGCCGCTGCTCTGTTCGTCGCCCTCTTCGATGGTGGGCACCTGCCACGGCCGGAGGTGCCGTCGTGAGCGGCCCCGATAGTCGCGAGCCCAACTGGCCGATATTCGTCTGTCTGGTAATACTGGCACTCGCGTTCGTTTCGGGCTACTTGTTCGGGCAGGGGCAGCGATGACGCCCCCCAAGACGTACATCATCGTCCCCGAGGGTTCGCTCGTGACCTGTCCGACGCTGGAGGAAGCTATCACCCGCGCCAAGGTCTTCGCCAAGGATGGGCGCGCGGTCGTGATCTATTCGATCGAGGAGAGACAGGTAGTCCGTAGCCCACCGCCGCTGACCCCGCTGCTGAGGAAAGCGTGAGTCAGATAGTAGACTGTTTCGTGCACGATACTTGCGTGGCTGTGTGCTTAGAGGACGGCACCATCAGGTACTACGCGATCACCAAGCGTCTTCGCGATGCTTCGGCCCAACAGCGGGGGAACTGGCGCCGCATCGCTGGCGGCCGAGGGATTCACTGGCCGGACATAGATGAGGACATTGTGCTGTGAGTCTGGAGAGTGACCTCGTTTTTTGCGACCGGGAGACCGGTCTTTCCGGTTCTCTGCGGGATTTCGCCAAGCTCGTATGGTCGCAGATTTACCCGGGCAGCCCCCTGGTCTGGACATGGCACATGGACCTCATGTGCGACCATTACGAGGCCGTATGGCGCGGAGAGATCCCCGAGCTGGTGGTCAACCTCCCTCCGGGGTCGTCTAAGTCTTCGCTGACGTCTGTTATCTGGCCCTCGTGGGGCTGGATACGGAAACCCGAAGACTCCTGGTGCTTTGCGGCGTACGGTCAGAAGATCCATCGGCGCGACGCGGACGCGACCATATCGTTCATGAAGAGCAAGTGGTTCCGGTCTCGTTGGGGGGATCGCTTTGAGCTGCCGAACGTGACAGCGGTTGACCTGCTCAAGAACGACAAGACGGGCTTCCGTCTGGGCACAACTCCTGGAGGGGAAGCCACCGGTTTCCATTTCAACTTCCAGATCGTTGACGACCCCCACAAACCGGAGGAGCTGACGAAGGTCAACCTTGAAGCCGTGCGAGACTGGCAACAGCGCACGATGTCCAGCAGGTGGCGACGCCCACCGGAGCGCACGGGTTTGGTCTGCATCATGCAGCGACTGCATTGCGACGACTTGGCTCAGACGCTGATCGACAAGGGCGCTGTGCATCTCATGCTGCCGGCCAATTTCGACCCCCTTCGCAAGTGCGTGACCAAGTGGGGCAGCGACCCCCGCACCAAGGTCAAGGAGCTTCTGGACCCCGTCCGGCTCCCCCAGAAGGCCATCGACAAGCTTCGTCGGGACCTCGGGGGCGTCAACGCCGCCGCGCAGCTACAGCAGCAGCCGGTCCCCGAAGGCGGCGCGATATTCAAGCGGGAGTTCCTGAAGTTCTGGAACAAGCTGCCCCAGCGGTTCGACCAGAAGATATGCTCCTGGGATTGCTCCTTCAAAGCCGAGGCCGACAGCGACTACGTTGCGGGGCAGGTGTGGGGGCGTATCGGGGCGAACTTCTACTTGATCGAGCAGGTGCATGGGCACTTCGACTTCCCCGCTACCGTGTACCAAGTCCTGGCGATGGCCAAGCGGCACCCAGACGCCACGGCCAAGCTCGTGGAGGACAAGGCCAACGGCATAGGTGTCGTCCAGGTCCTCGCCGCGTCCTGCCCCGGCGTGGTGGCCGTAGACCCCCGAGGAGGTAAGCACGCCAGGGCATCAGCCAGCGCAGCGTTGATCGAGGCTGGCAACGTCTGGCTGCCCCATCCGGAGATCCCGGGGCACGAGTGGGTCGACCAGACTTTTCTGCCGGAGGTGCTGTCCTTCCCCAGGAGCAAGAACGACGACCAAGTGGACTGCATGACCCAGGCGCTGCTCTATCTCCAGGGGCATGCGAACTACCTCAAGGGGGCGATGGAGGTGGTCAGAAAGGCCATGGGATACAGGGTCGACGACGCTTGACGGCGAGGCCGCCGTGCGGTAGACTCTCGGGCATGGACAACGGACTTCGATGGTACGAGGCGAACAAGGGTCGCTATGGGGACACGACGGACCCTGCTGTGTGGGAGACGAAAGCCCATGTCTGGAAGAAAGACCCTGCTGTGGTCCGCGAGAACGAAGACTTTGTAACCTTTGCCCAAGGTTGGCACGCCGCGTGCCAGATGGGCATACGATTCGAGGATGTCTTTCTAGACCAGTTCAAAAGGGAGAGAACAATGTTCGACGCCTTCAGGGCGTTGCGCAGGAAGTCCGGATGACCTCCTACTTCGGCGTCTGGCTACTAAGCGGCCTCGTCGTGTATTTTGCCCTGTACATGATTGGCCGGGGCGACTAGTATGCACGAAGAGGTGCTGGAGATATTCGCCGAAGCGCAACGGCTTGCGGGCGAAGAGTATTACCAGGGCGCGAGCATTTACGTGCAGCGTCCCGACAGACGAGAATATTGGCGAGAGTACGCGCGTAAGCGTCGACAGGAAAGAAATCCATGTTCCAGGAGCTGATAGAAGAGCAAGCATCGACGATCGACGACCTCTTGGACGAGCGGGAGATCATGCAGGGCCAGATCGACGCCTTGTTGAAAGAGGTTGCCCGGCTCGCGGCAAAAGAGATCGAGATACCTATCTTCTGGGCAGGTGGGGAATGAGATGCCCGCACGGTTTTCGTGAACACCCCAGCATGTGCTCGGTTTGCAATCCCCCGAAGATAGAGTACACGATGAAGTTTTGTCGCCGATGCGGATGTTCGTACCAGACCCGGGAAGACATCCAGACGTGCCCATCGGGCATCGATAACCACGTCCTGACCACACCTATATACTGGGAGAAGAAGCGATGACCGCGTACGGAATCGACGTGATTGAGGACGAGGTGCAGTCGTGAGCCGCATCGTGCGCGGATACACGATCGAGCCGAAGGCGAACCTCAACGGTGCGGACCTCCGCGAGGCGGACCTCAGCGAGGCGAACCTCCGCGAGGCTGACCTCCGCGAGGCGAACCTCCGCGAGGCTGACCTCCGCGAGGCGAAGCTCAGCGGGCGGACCTCCGCGGGGCTGACCTCAGCGAGGCTGACCTCTACGGGGCGAACCTCCGCGAGGCGAACCTCAGCGGGGCGGACCTCAGCGAGGCGGACCTCAGCGAGGCGGACCTCAGCGGGGCTGACCTCAGCGGGGCGAACCTCAGCAAGGCGAACCTCTACGGGGCTGACCTCCGCGAGGCGGACCTCCGCGGGCGGACCTCAGCGGGGCGGACCTCCGCGGGGCGGACCTCCGCTGGGCGAACCTCCTCGGGGCGACCTCTACGGGGCGAACCTCCACGAGGCGAACCTCCGCGGGGCGAACCTCCGCGGGGCGAAACTGCCGGACGGACGCACTCTGGACGAGTACCTCGCCTGGCTACCGTCCGGTCTACTGACCCTCGGCGGCAAGAGTCTCGCGGAGGTCGCAGCCTCGTGGGGGAATCACACGTGGACCGACTGCCCGATGGCCACGGCGTTCGGGGTTACAGTCGCTCAACGAGGTACCCGAGTGCCATCGCCAGGCCGCAGCTCTGTTCGTCGCCCTCTTCGACGGCGGGCACCTGCCACGGCCGACGGTGCAGTCGTGAGCCGCATCGTGCGCGGATACAAAATCGAGCCGAACGCGGACCTCCGCGGGGCGAACCTCAACGGTGAGGACCTCCGCGGGGCGGACCTCAACGGTGCGACCTCTACGGGGCGTACCTCTAGCGGGGCGAACCTCAGCGGGGCGAACCTCGGACCTCGGCGAGGCGAAGCTCTCACCTCTGCGGGGCGAACCTCGTACGCGGGCGTACCTCTATGGGGCGAAGCTCAGCGGGGCGAGCGGACCTCTACGGGGCGTACCTCAGCGGGGCTGAGGCGAAGGCTCCGCGAGGCGGACCTCTACGGGGCGGACCCCCTTGACGAGGCTGCTCGCCTCGAGTACGGCCGCCGGAGGCGCTAGCTCGCGTCGGGTGTCTGTTTCTGGTCGGAATACAGCAAACCTTCTTTTTGCTTGCCGTGCATCGTGCACCACGGTCCCGACGCTGCGTCTACCTTGGCCACGTACGCGCGGGCGTTCTGCCCCAGCTTCTGGTAAGCCAGCGCGCGATGATGCCCGTCGATGATCTCCAGCTTCTTGGAGTTGGGCACGCGGCACAGGATGATGGGCTTCTCCGTACCGGCCTTGATCCGTTGCGCGTGCGCCTGGATCTTTACCGGATCGTTGTTGGCCGCCCACTTATGCTGCTCGGAGAAGTTCATCCGATCCACGGGGACGCGGACGGGACCTTTCCAGGTGGCCGACTTGACCCACATGCACGCCTCGGGGCTGTAGTCGTCTAGGAGTTGGGCGTAGATCGCATCCGCCAGGTTGTGCGAGGAGTCCCATCGCTCGTCGCTGGCGTCCCCTCGCGCGGTCGGCGGCCCTTTCCCGGCGACCGGCGGGGCTGGCTTGGCTGCCGCCAACTTCACCGCCTGGTCATGTTGCTGCTCGATCGCGTCGTTGCCTTGCGGGGCCAGCTCCGTCGGCTGCTTTTCCCGCTCGTCCATGTCGATCTCGGTGTCAAGGTGGAGGTCCCCGTTGCGGAACCGGCTCATCGCCACTTCGCTGGGGAGTAGCGTGCCGTTGCCGATGTACAGGTCATCCGCCTGGGCCATGTTGAAGCGGATCGTGCTCTGCTCGAGCTCGCTCATCTCGTACAGCTTGTGCCACACGAAGGACAGGTCCGGCACGCGGCCGCCGGTGGGGCCGTCCTTGGCCGCGAAGATAAGCGAGTACAACCGCAGCAGCTTGGGCTCCAGGACCTGTTTCTGATCGCCCGCGATCTGGTCGTACCATTGCCGGATGTCAGCATCCCCCGTGGCGTTGAGCCCGCTCGGCTGACGACCGAACAGCCGCGATACAGGCATCTCGGCGGCGGCGGAGACGCGAAGCATTTGCATCTGAATCGCCTCGCCGACGCCGGTCAGCGGGGTAGGCTGGCGGGTGAACTCCTCGTTCTCGGCATCGATGTAGAGCATCCTCGCCGTGGAGCGGGACATGTCGACCATCTGCATGCGGGTCTGCAAGGTGGCCTGATCGTTGGAGATCAACTGCGCCAGGCCGTTGATTTTCATGACCGCCTGAGACATGTCGGCCATCAGGTTGCTAAGTCCCTGGAAAGATTGGTCGAACTGACGGAGGATATCGTAAGGCGCTTGGAGCACCGACAACGTCCAGCCCAGCAGCCGTCTGCGCATCAGGAAGTCTACCGGCATCCCGTCGAACCGCACGACGCGCGTCTCGTGCACGCGGGTGTTCGCCTGGCCGCCGAACGGGTTGATGATCTCCCACGTCTCCACTTCGCCGTACTTGGGGCCGATCGTGGCATACCAAGTGCTCGCGAAGACGAACCGACGATCGATCCAGCTCAGGTACCGGATCGTGGAAATGTTGTCTTCCCGGAGCGGGGTGGACATATCCTGCCCGTCGTCGGCACCGACGATCATCAAGCCGCCGCCAAACGCCCGGCCGAAGATGCTGGCTTCCTGCGCCCGCGGGATGAGGGCCAGCCGACTGGCATACGCCTCCGCTTGCACGGCCAGGTCTGCGTTGGCGTTCTGGTCTGCGACCGGGGCGGGCTTATTCGCCTGCGCGGGCGTCACAGGGCCGGGCGACGGGGCCGCGATGGGGCGGGAGGGCCCTTCGCCCATGGGGTCGGTGATGTTCGCCCCAGGGGCGGCCGGGGCCATCGCCGGGGCTGCGGAGCCCGACATCGGGTCGACCAGCGGGGCGCCCGGGGCCGCGGGGCCTGACTCGCCCCCCGTGGGTACCTGCGCGGCCGCGTTGGCGCCGTTGTCCGGGGCATCATTGGTCTTGACGACGAGGACCCAGCCCCGGCGGAACATCTCCTTCGGTTTGGTGCAGATAATCCTTTGCGCCAGGTCGTTGCCGTTGTAGAGGGCGCTGATCTGGACGTCGTCGAGGCGGATAGGCTCCCCGTACCTACCTGACATCACCTTATCCCGACCGAACGTACCCAGGCCGGTCAGGTTGTTGTACCATCCACCGCCCGAGGCGTCGCACCCCCCGCCCTGGATCAGGCCGTCAAGCGTGGAGTCGGCCCGCTCCTGGGTCACGCCCTGGAGGTAGGGGACACGGACGACCTTGCCCCGTGTCTTGGGGGGCGTGGCTTTGGCGAGCTTTTTTGCGCGGGGCATTGGCCTCTAAGTTTAGCTTCGGCTACACTTCAAGGACTTATGCCGTCACGAGAGATTGTGCCGTGGGTTCCGCCGGATCAACGCCCCGAGGCCGCGGAGGCGCGCGCCCGCAAAGCCCGCGCAGACATGGCCAAGGACGCTCAGTCGGCGGCGGCGTTATCCCAGGCTAGGGCCAAGGACATGCACGAGCGCATGGTGGCCGCGGGCCGAGAGCTGGTCGCCACGCAGTTGGAAAAGTTGCTCATGCTGGCACAGTCGCCCGACTTCGCCAACTCCACCGGGCCGGTGTCGGTCGGGGACCTGATCCGTCTGGCTGCGCTCGTGTCCAACGATTATCGCTTGTCGTCGGGACAGAGCACAGCGAACATCGCGCATCACGTGACGTCCGCGATCGACTTTTCCGCGATGACCCAAGAGGAACGCGACACGTGGCGAAAATTGGCCTTGAAGGGGGGCGCTAAAGAGGAGTAGAATGGGGTATGACGATCGAATCCCTCTTCGCTATTGACCCCGGCGCCTGTTCAGGTTGGGCGTTGTTCCATCGCCTCGGGACGGTGTGGTACCTCGCCGCCGCGGGTATCGCGACCCCAGACACGCTGCGTTCGCCGCTGAAGGACCCCGACCTCGTCATCATCGAGGACCCGGAGATCTACCCGAACAGCAAGGCCCGGCCGAGTAACATCCTCACCTTGGCGAAGGTCGTCGGGCGATACCAGGAGCGCTTCCGGGCGTCGGCCCAAAGGCTGGTCCATCCCCATGCCTGGAAGGGATCTATCGACGGGGATATTTTCTGCAAACGTATCGAGGCGTCGCTGAGCGACAAGGACCGCGCCGCCATGGAGAAATGCCCGGCGAGTAAGGTCAACAATATGCTGGATGCGATCGGTCTCGGACGATGGTCCTTGACCCAGCCCTGGTCCCGTGACAAGATTCTCCCACAATGAAAACCATCCTTCCCGCCATTTTCTCTATGCTAACACTCGGTTGCGCTCGTCAGTCACCCTACACGACCGAGTACAACGTATACATCGACCCCGCGTTCACGGACCCCTCGTCCGTGATGGACGCCCTCGAGTCATGGGAGATGGCGACAAACGTCGTTTTCCTCCCCGCCTTGGAGAACCGCGCGTGCTCTGACACGGACTTTGGATGCATCTCCATCCATCCGACGACCCCCGACGTTCTCGACGCCGACGAGCATCGGGACCAGACCCTCGGTGTGACCGTGTGGCACCGGGACATCACGGGGCACAACTCGTACTCAGGCTGGGCAAACGTCTACGTCACGGACGACTTCGACCAGCGGACGATTCTGCACGAGCTAGGGCATTCCCTCGGGCTGAATCACACGGGCGATGGGACGCTGATGTGCGCCTGGACAACGTGCGCCGCCGAGGCGATCACCCCCGCGGACGTCACCCAGTACGCGGACCTTAGGTGAGGACCGCTCCGAAGCCTCCGAAGGATGAAAAGCGCGCCACCTGTGCGCTTCCCTGGAAGTTCATGAGACACATCTGATGATCGTTGGCGCTCAGGGCGAACTGCGTGCTCGACGTCGCTCCGGTCCCGCTTTGCGGGACGGCGTGCCAGTTACTCGCATCTGGCGAGTACATGATCTGAGGAAGGATAGACGTGCTGGCGGGAGTCGGAACAGGCGACGCCCACAACGAACCCACCGCGACCAACCCAGTCCCGGCGGCAGCCGTTGACGATGTGGACCCGCCGGCTCCCCATGAGACCCCGTCCGTGCTGGAGTAGTACCTGCGGATCGAACCACCTCCCGAGGGGAGGCACTGCAACAGCCACGCGCCGTTGATGGCGCCCGGGAAAGTGCCCCAAGCCAGCCCGACAGGTATGTCGGTCCCGATCGTCGCCGATATGTTCGTGTCGGTGACGCTCGTCGTCCCGACGGTGCCCGAGGAGGTCATTTGTACGCATGACCGTTTTGCCCGACAGCCAGGCAGTATGTCCCGTTGCTGCCCGTGACGAATGTCGTGGCGGAAAGGTTAGACTCGAACGAGGCAATAGTGGTGCTGCCGCTGTTCGGGTTCATCCACATGACACCCGCGTGTCCGGTGGATGAGGCGTAGCCAACGATCGCGAAGTTCGCCGCGGCCGAGATAGAGATGGACGTCACGCCGGCCCCGACGGCTCCACCGCCGCCGACACCCGTGCCCGCCACGCAAGTGCCGAGGTACACAACTCCCGAGACGATGGCGCCCACGTACGTAGCACCTGCCGCGTCGCAAGCGATAGCGCCGTTGGCCATAGCGGCCCCAACCGAAGGCCCCAACCCGAACGTGCTAGACAAGGCGACCGGTGCAGCTTGATCGTACCCGGTCACGGTATAGAACGTGTTCGCCCCGATGCCCGAGTTGCCCGAGCAAGTCACCCATAGGCCGAGCTGGGAGTTCCACGCAAAGCCCGCAGCCGACGCGATCGTCGGAACCGTGTAGGACGCTTGCCAATTTTGAGCCAACACAGATCCCGCCGCGCCTATGCCGTCGCGGGCAGCCTTGGCCAGCTTATCCCACACATAATTGAACTCCTGGGCTGTGGGGGCGTTGGCCAGACCCGGAGTCAGGAACACGTATGCGGGTGCGGCCTCAACTGCGGTCGACGACCACGGCGATGCGCTAGGAGGATAGTTGATGCCTGATCCGGCCCAACTGTACGGTACGGGGATGCCGATGCCCATTATATTACCACTCCTGACAATAAACCGAACTTATCCGTCCCTGAAACTGTGTCCCCGATACCTGTCCCGGGAGTCGTCGTGCGGTTGACCGTGTCGGCGACATAGAAGACCTCGCTAGCGGGGTCCGTCGAGTAGACCAGCTCCCCGAGCGTGCCGGCGCTGCGCACGATGGGGAGGAAGTAGGTAAGCGCCGGAAAGTTGGCCGTCGACAAGCCGAGCATGGTCAACCGAAAACTCGCGGGGTAGACCTCAGTAAAAGAGGTGACCGTCCCGATCAGCTTGGCCACCTGGATCACGTCCTCGCTCCAACCGTGGGAGGAGTTGGCGCGGATGGCGATCTTCAGCATCTGGAGGTAGTTCGCGTCGGCGAGGCCGTTACGCGGAGGGGCCCCGACGAGCGCGCCGATCTGGTCCAGGACCGACCACGGGCCGCCCGCCATCGGGTGATTGGCCAGTTGCACGCCCGTGATGAAGGACCAGTAGTCGTTCTCGATCTGCTGGCAACGGGTCAGCAGCGCCGCCAGGATGCCCTGTACGACAGGCGCGGTCGCATACCGAGACGTCGTAAGCGCCTGGCCCTCGGTGACGACGGCGGTGTCCTGGACCGGGAAGGTCATCAGACCCCGTTGACCAGGATATTCACCGTCGAGAGCGTGTATATCTGGAGGACTGTCGCGGGCAGGTTGCCGGTATTCGTGGGCGAGGAGTGCACGTCAAAGGCGAACGTCGGCACGTCCGTCGTGACGCCAGGGACGAGCGCGGCCGCGCGGAAAGGCAGGTCGATGACAGCGGCGCCTACCCCCAAGGTGGCCAGCGCATAAGCCGCCAGCGCGGCCTTGACGGCGGTTGTTTGCGCCCCGGTGAGGGACGCGGGGGTCGTCGTGCACGTCACCCACAGGGGGACCTGGATCGCCCTGTCGAACGCTACCGTCTGCGTGTTGCCGAGCGAGTCGGGGGTACCGACGAAGAACTGCGTCCCGTAGGACTGGATGCCCGAAGGCTTGGTCGCCCAGATCGCGGCGGCTATCGCGGCGTTGCTCGCTAGCGCGCCTGGACCGTCCCAGACGACGACGTGGAAAGCTTTGCCGGGAACCCCGTTGGCGTCCGTGGTCAAAGAGGTGTTCTCGTACGCGTACACGCTCAGGATGTTTGGGTCGCTCTTGAGGACCGCGGCGCGGATTGCGTCCAGGTCCCCGGAGCCCTGCCCCTGGAGCTCCAGCTCGCGCCGCTGACGAAGGGTCGTGTCCGTATCGGCGGAGAGACCTTCAGTCGCGGCGGCCGCGTTGGTGACGCTGTTCCAGCCGATGGTCGGGGTGTTTATGACCGTCAACGTCCCGGGGTTGGCGACGAACGGCCCAGGGAGAGAGCTCTGGAAGATAGCGCTCACGTTGGCCGGCGAGCCGCCGCTGTTGGTCACGTTGGCGGTCAAGACCCACGTGTTCGTCGCTTGCCCAGCGACAGCAGCAACCACACCCGCGGTTAGCGTCACGCCCGCGTTGAGGTTGACGGTGCACGTGCAATAGCTGTACGTCGCGACCTGATATATGGTCCCTGTCAAGGCGGCGGCGTTGACCAGGAGCTGGCCCTCGGCGGCGTTGGGGTTGATCGCGTTGTAGACCGTCGCCCCCAGCTCGGTCAGGTTGGCGAACTCGTTGGCGAAGATCGCAATGATCTGGCCGAAAGGTTGGTCAGGATCCAGGTCCAGCGCAGCGTTGACGTTGGCCAGAAAGAGGGCGTTGAGGTTATCGACCTCCTCCTCGACCGTCGTGGCCAAGTACCCGGTGCTCGTCAATCCGCTCATTGCCCAGCACCCACGTCAGAGATAATAAACGGGTCGCCCAAGCCCCCGGTGATCTGCGCCCCCTCGTTGGTCTGAAGCACGAACGATGCGATAAGCTGCCGGGTCGCGGCCAGAAAAGAAAGGTCCATCTGGAGGATGCTCTGCACGCCCGGGGCGGAGAGTATGACCTTGGAGAAGATCGCCTGAATCGTGGGGAGCTGGGGGTTGTTCACGAGGACGTACTGCACAATCGGGAGACCGATCCTCGTGTCTTGGAACCATTCACCGAGGTACAGCCCAAACAAGTTGGTGAGCTTCCACGCGGTCGTTTGCGAGACGGAGGAGCTGATCGCCAAGTTGCCCGAGGAGATATCGAGATCCCCGGTCGTCGTCTGGGCGAAGGCTGACATTCCCCGGTATTTTAGCCGGAGAAAGACGCAGCCTGCACGACACCCACGCCCGTCACGGACCCGGACAGGGCCTTCAGCGAGTTAGTCAGGCCGCCACTGGTCGCGCTCGACGCGCCTACGGCGGTCACAGGCCCCGAGTAGAACCACGCGCCGTTGAGCAAACCTGCGAGTACGTTGAGCACCCACATGGTTAGTTCAGCCCGATCGAGATATTCCCCGTCAGGAAGGCCACAGTGTCGCCGGAGTTGATCGCGACCGGGACAGTCAAGGCTGCGTAGACGAGCATATTGCCCGCCGAGGCCGCATCGAACAAGGCCCAACCGGTGACGGTCCCCCACCCGGCGGACGGCGTCGTGAACGTGAAGTTAGCCCCCTGGGTAGACGTGGCGGGGGCGGCCCCGGAAGGCGCCAGGAACGAGACGCTGTTCGCGGTGATCGGTACGCGCTGGTAGGAGCCCCCGGTAACTTCGACCGATCCGGCCGTGACGCCGTTGACCGGGGCTGTGGTGAACAAGGCCAGATACACCGTCGCGGGCGCGGCGGGATAGGTCGTCGACCGAAACCAGTTGAGGGCGGCGTTCTCCAGGTACTGGGAGAAACCGGAGGTAACCGTCATCGGGACCTCGGCTTATTTGAACTTGCGACCCGTCTGGGGATCGGGCTTGGCCATCTCAGCCGGCGCGGCCTCGACAGCCTTCATCGCTTCGTTTTTCTTGGCTTGGGTGTCGAGGCATGCGTGACCCGGGAAGTCGATGCTCCCCGAGTATTCCACGCCGCAATGGTGACACTTCTGCTTACGAACGAGGGGCGGGTTCATCCAGCCGTCCCGTCCAGAGCCGTGAACGCCTTGGGGTACGAGACCCGAAGCCCGCCGTATCGGAGATGGCAGGGGATCTTGAACGAGTAGTTGACCATCTGGGGCGGGAGCTGTTCAAACTCCTGCGGGATGACCATCTGGAAATTCTCCTCGTTGCGCTCCATGAGGAGAATACGCGGACCGGGGGTCGTGCCGTTCTGCTTGAGGCCAGCGGTCTCCAACATCGGCGACCAGAAGACCTGCTTGAGCCAGGGCGACTGCGTCTGGATGAACTGGAGGATGCTGTCCGACGTAAACGTCGGCGACCGAGCCGTCGCGGCAAGCAGAGACCAAGTCGAAACCGGGAAGACCGCGGTGTTGGGGCGATGCACGCCAGCCGAAGACTGCACGACCTGAAGCTGGGCGGCGTTGAAGTCGCTGAGGATGGTCGTCACCGAGGACGAGGCCCAAGTGTTCGTGGTCGTCGTAACGTTGAGACCCGGGAAGTTCGTCAGTCCGTAGATGACGAGCGGGTCGGATGCGTTCGGGGCCGCCGACACAAACCGGAGGGCCTGGCCGTTGGCCGTGCCCGGGACCTGCGCGACGCCGAAGTACGCCATCTGCTCGATGGCCTGTTCCATCGAACGTCGGGCGACCATGGCCTTGCGCGTGTCGAGCGGGATGCTCGTGCCCGAGGCCGCGCTCTTTCGGAGGTCCATCAGCGTGTAGCTGTAGGACGCTCCGAGCGAGACGATTCGCGACTCATACTCCGCGGCAACGACCTCTTGCGAGGCTTCGTCCGCAGCATACATGTTGTTGTCCAGCAGCGACGCCGCGCCCACGCGGTCGTACTGACGCCAGAGCCACGACTCGTCCCCAGGGGAGACGCCAGCCGTCGAGGCCGGGATGATCTGACGAGCGGTCAGATCGGGGTACTTGACGTCGTAGGTCTTCGCCAAGACGCCGGTCAGGTCCCGGAGGAAAAACGCCGCCGTAGCCGCGTCCGTACGGACGCCCATGCGCTCCGACAAGGATCGCGGATTGATGTAATCCGCCAGGTCCCAGCGCTCGCCGCTACCCGGGTGAATCGTTCCAGAAAGCATCAGGCAGCTCCAGGCAGGTTGACGTCAACGAGGACAATGTTGCCCGAGCCGGTGAGGGCCGAGCGCGTGCGAATCGTGTGGGGGGCAGCAGCCACTTCCGAGCCGGCCGTGCTGCTGGTGGCGGTGTCGGTGAACTTGCCGCGGTTGGTCGCGATCGTGGAGCTGTGATAGATGTTCGGCTGAGCGAACGCCGTCTGGGTCGTGCCCGACCACTCCGCGTAAATCCGGCCGCGCATCAGCACGGGAACCATGTCGCCGATCGCGTACGTCGGGCCGCCGACGCCGTACGGCGTGACGCCCGTGGCGCCCGCGCCCTGACGTGCCGACTCCCACACCGTGACCCCGAGGGGGAGCATCGTGGTGCCGGTCTGCTGAACTTGCTGGACGGAGATACCGTCCGAAGCCAATTCGACCACGCGGCCGGGGTTGATCACCTCAGCGGCGGGGAAGGACTGAATCTCGTTGTACGCGAAGTCGGCCAGTTGCCCGGGCTGGGCAAAAGCCGAAAACATCGGGTACGACGTCTGACCACCGATACCGCTCATTTGCTAACCTTCCAGGCGTTGCGGGCACTTTCGACCGAGGCCGCGTACAGGTCGCTGACCTTGGGGAGTTTGGAGACATCGGGGACGCCGTCCGCTCGGACACCGTCGACCGGCGTGAGCATCGGGGCGAGGGCCGTACCCAGCGAGGGATGGGGCTCGGCGACGTAGACAGCGAGGACCGCGTCCACCGCATCGTCAGACATCGCGTCGACCCGGGCCGCAAGGCTGGGGGTCTTCTTGGCGACGATGGCGCGCTTGATCTGCGCCGAGGTCTTGCCGGCGTACTCGACGCCCGCGGCCTTGGCCGTGACGAGGAGAGTTTCGCGCTCGGCGACCAGCGCATCGAGACGCGCGGGGGTCAGCTCGGCCAACTGCGCCTTGGCCGCATCGAGGGCGGCCCTGAGGGCAGGAAGCTCCGCTGCGTCCGTGCGTGCCTTGGCAAGCTCGCCGGTCAGCGCCGTAACTTGGGCTTTGAGGGTTTCGAGATCCATATGGTCCTTTGAAGTATAGCCGGGCAACTCTTCGTCATCATTGGAGTCGAGTCGCAATGAGCACCCTTCGCCGCCGCGAGGAGCGATGCCTCTAGGGAGGAGAGCAAGGTGATTCCCCTGAATGTTTTTCTGGATCCCGTCGTACGAAGTACCGTCCGGGGCAGTCCCGGGGGTCGGGTCGTAATCGACGCGATATCCGCAGGAGACCCCCTTCAGGTCGCCGGACTTCACTCGGGCCACTGCATCAGCGTCTCGTACGTAAAGGTCAGCGACAGCGAAATCCCCGTCCTGTCGGACGTTGTCTCCCAGGTGGCCGATGGCCACGCCTTTCCAGTACTTCGCGGAGACCAGACGGCTGCCGTCCGCAAAAGTGGGGTGATTGATAGTGACGGGGGCGCCCGCGAAGGATTCTCTAGAAGAATCGGAAAAAACCTCGCTGGCCGGTCGGTACTCACGTCGGGGGGTCCCGTCGGGGTTGTGATATGTAAACACGCCCGTCTTGGTGAGTTGAGCCGAGACCTTGATGCTTCCGTCGGCGAACTCCTTTAGAGAGGAGGCGTCGATTCGTAGATCGCTGAAGCGGATACCCACGTGTTTCATTTTAGCTTGGGGCTAAACTACCCCGTCGAGGTCACCTTGCCCGTATCGGATGTAGTTTCTATTTCAATCGCGGTCTCTGGTCCCGGCCCCACGGCGACGGGCTTCGGCGAACCGCTGATCGCGGCGTACCACACGCACTATACCGACCGCGTAAGAGAGTATACGTCTCTCGCCGGGATGGTATCGGACGGGTTCTCCACCTCAGAGCCCGCGTACCTGATCGCCAGCAACGTGATGGCCCAGACGCCATCGCCTACGGCCTTCAAGATCGGCCGTTGCCAGAACACGTTCACCCAGGTCCTCAACCTGACCTGCCTGTCGACGAGTAACCTCGACACCTACAAGTTTTCTCTGTTCCTGCCCGGGGGTTCGCTCCAGACGCTCTCCATCGCTTCGACCGGCGTCCCCGCGACGGATGTCGCGACGATCAACACCGCTGTCACGGCGCTGGCGATTACCGGCCTCACCGCGACGCACTCCGGGGCCATCCTCATCCTGACGATGACCGCGGGCAAAATGATCGGCGTCATCCCCGACGTGGTCCACATGTCCTTCTTGGACGCGACCACGGACCCCGGCGGGTCGACGGGCCTCGCCAACGACCTCGCGGCAATTCAGGCTGCGGACAACAACTGGTACCAGTTGCTCCTCGATTGCGAGGGGGCCGCACGTATCGCGGTCGCGGCGACGTTCATCAACGGCCAGACCTCCCCGACCTACATCTTCGGCTGGGGCAACTCGGACACGGCCAGCGCCACTTCGGCCAGCACGACCGACGTCTTCTACCTCCAGCAACAGACGGCATCGACGCGTTCGTTCGGTATCTTCCTCCAGGGCAATACGCTCGCGTGGCCCGCGGCGGCTTGGGCGGGACGACTTCTGCCGACGACCCCCGGCGCCGAAAACTGGGCTTACAAGACCCTGGTCGGCCCCCCGGTCGATACCAATCTGACGACAAGCCAGATCCACGCGATCGAGGCGAAGAACGGCACGGTCTATACCCCCCTGTTCGGTATCCCGCTGACCCAGTTCGGCAAGGTGGCCGGCGGGACATGGATCGACCAGACCCGCGGCCAGGATGCGCTCGTGCAGGCGATTCAGGTCGCCATCGTCGTCCTTCAGGCGAACAACATCAAGATTCCCTACACGGCAGCGGGTATCGCACAATACCAGTCGACCATCGACGCGACGCTTCAGCAGTTCGTGACGACGGGCTTCCTGGCCAGCAACCCCGCGCCGATCGTGTCGGTGCCCAACCTGAACCAAATCTCCTTGGCCAACCTCCTCGCGCGCAACCTGCCCCTCGTCAGCTTCTCGGCGACGCTCGCATCGGCAATCAACTCGGTCACCATTAGCGGAGTTCTGTTGCCATGATTGGCGGTTTCAAACGATACGATTCGGAACAGGTGACGATCTCCATCTGCAATATCCTGATCAACTCAGGGTACAGCGAGGGGGAGTTCATTACCATCGCGCAGGCCGCGCCTGATTACGAGATGGTCGTCGGCACGGACGGGGAAGTTACCCGGTCGCGCACGAACAACCGATCCGGTACGCTGCACATCAAGCTCATGCAGACGTCGGTAGGCAACACCCTGCTGACGGGCCTGAGCAACCAAGGCCTCCTCGCCGCCAACGGCGCAGATGTCGGGGCGATGTTCATCAACGACCGCATCTCTGGCGCGTGCACCTGGAAGGCTGCGCACTGCTGGATCGCGAAACCCCCCGAGGTCACCCTGGAGAACAAGGCGACGATGCGCGATTGGACGATCGACTTCGCAGACCTCATCCGTGTTGACGCGGGTAGCTGACCGAGTCACCCACTGAAGTAGGGCCTGTTCGGTTCGCCCGGGCGGGCCTTTTCTTTTTGGAGGATTCATGCTCACCGACGTAAAGACCCACGAAATCAACGGCACCACCTACATCATCCAGCCGTTGGTCCCCAAAACCGGCCGCAAGGTGCTGATGCGGTTGATCCGGCTGTTCGGCCCGGCTTTCGAGGCCATCGAGAAAGGCGACCCCATCGCGACGCTGACCAAAGCGCTGACGGATGACGAGGTCGACTTCCTCACAGACGCCTTCATCGACTCTACGCGTCTCCAGAAGGGCGGGGGCGAGGTCCCGCTAAAGGGGCAGTTCGATAACCACTTCGCCGCCAACTACGGCGAGATGATGCTTTGGCTTTGGGCCTGCATCAACACGAACTTCGGAAGTTTTTTGGAAGGGCTGGGGGTGACCCCGGAAGTCCTGAACAAGCTGAAGACGGGAGTTCAGACGGAATTGACGCATTCATTTGGCGCCCAGTCATCGCCGGCTACGGCTCCCTCTACGAAGTAAGCACCCTGTGGTCTTTTGAGGATGTCTTGACCGCACACAAGATTCTTGACATGCAAGAGAAAGCTGAGCGAGAAGCGCAGGAGTCGCGAAGATAATGGCGCTGCGTGATGTTCTCGTCGAACTAGTTGTCGCTGTCAAGGGTCAGAAGGAACTTGAACAGGTAGACACGTCTATCAAAAAAACGACCGGCAGCGCCAACCGGCTAGGCTGGTCGCTGGAGCGTATGGCCCTCGTTTACTCGGGCCTGCGCCTCATACGGGGCATCAAGAACTTCATCGAGTCAACCATCGACGGGGCGGCGGCGTTGCGCGCGCAGGCCGCGACGCTGGGCCTTACGACTGACGAGCTACAGAAGTACCAATACGTCGCCGATGCGCTGCATACTCCCACGCGCCAGGTAGCGTTTGCGTTTCGGTTTTTCAACCGGGCCGTGGGCGAGGCCGCGCTGGGGACGAAACACGCAAACAAGGTCTTCTCCGACCTGGGGATGAAAATCAAGGATTCGAACGGGAAGATCCGACCGACGGCCGATCTTCTGTTCGAGTTCTCCGACAAGCTCAAAAAGGTCCCCGACCAAGCGACTCGCACGGCCCTGGCGATGAGCACCCTCGGGCGAGGGGGCGCAGAGCTGCTGCCCCTGCTCCAGAACGGAGGGGACGCGCTCCGGGACATGTTCCAGGATGTGGACGACCTGGGCGGGGGCTTCAACGCAGTCTTCGTCAAGCAGGCCGCCGAAGCCAGGGTGCATCTGGTCCGGCTGAGGTTCGCTATCCGGGGGATGGGTGTGGCGATTACCCAGGCGCTTCTTCCTGGCATGGAGAAGTGGGCGGATCGCCTGGCCAAGATCGCTAAGACGCTTGCGATAGTGGGGCAGAAAACTTGGGCGTTCAAAACGGCGCTCATCCTTCTGACGCCGGTGTTGCTCGGGCTAATCGGCAAGCTGATCACGATGACTCGCACCGGGGGTTTGGCGTTCGCATGGGTCAAAAGCAATCTCGCCCCGATCCTTGTAATTACCGCGGCGTTGACAGCGCTGTACTATGTCTTTGACGATTTATGGACGTTCGCGCACGGGGGCGACAGCGTTTTCGGCGAGCTGCTGGACGACACGGGAGCGGGCAATGCGCTCAAGGTTTTCAAGCAGCTCCAGGAGTTGGTCGGTCAGATTCAGACCGCGATAAAGCCGTTCACTGACCTAATTGCGTCGATCGGCCCCGATCTGGTGAAGGCTTTCACCGACGCGGCACCGGCTCTCATCAAGTGGTCCGCCTGGTTCGTGAACGATTTTATCGGGCATATGGATTATGCTATCACGGCTTTCCTGGCGGGTCTTGAGGCGCTAAAGCATCCCCTTGACGCCGCGGCGGGTAACGACCCGGTCATCAACAGCATGAACGCCGCTCTTCAAGTGCGTTTGAAGATGTACCAGAAGATCAACGACGAGATCATCAAAATCAACACTACCCCCGTGATGCCCTTCACTGCTCAAGACTACAACGCAGCCTACGGCTCTGGCGGCGGCACGGCGGCCCCGGGCACGAGACGCGCTGGGCAGTTGGCTCCAGGCTACCAGGAAAGCACGAACTCGTCAGGGGTCGTCACCGTCTCGCCGATAAACATCCACGTCGAAGTGAAGGGCGGCCCGTCCAACGGCGATACGGCCAATGCTGTGACGAAGGCCGTCACCGGGGCCGGGAAAAGCGCAGCAACAACTATCCGTGATGCGCACGCGGCGGTCAATCGTGGCGGGATGGCCAGCCAGGTGGGCTCACAATGACCAATACCCTTCTGACTGGCGCTCCTCGGCTTCAGGTCAAGCCCGCGTACATCCAATGGAACAACGGGGCGGCGGCGCTGTTTTTCGATGCGGTCACATCCGAGGACCACGAGCGCGGGGCCGACATCTCGGACTACGCGGTAGAGCAGGGCGCCGTGGTCGTGGACAACGTCCGGCCACTCCCGAACAAGCTGACGCTTGAAGCCTTCGTGAGCAACTCGCCCATCGATTCCCCGGACGGGCAGATTCAACCGCTGACTATCCTCGTCGACCCGCCGATTGACCCGCTGTCCTTCCCGCGACCTCAGAGCGTCACCGCCAGCACGCTACAGTTTACCGGCGTCTTGGACTACGTCGCGACCACGTTCTCGACGCTGACCAGCCTGCGGGACACGGCGACGCTGCTCACGATCACCACGCCCCGGGCGTACTACACGAACATGATCGTGGAGAAGATATCGCTCCACAGAGACGCGACGACCGGGACCAGCGGAAAGTTTTCGATCGAGTTCCGAGAGATCCGCATCGTCACCTCCAAGGTGGTTGCGGCCCCGACGCCGACGATATTGACCTCGACGCCGACGGCTACCCAAGGTACGAAAACCACCACTCCAGCCGATACGCACAAGGAGTCGGCGTATAAGGCGGCCGGCGCCAAGGCGGGGCATGACTTGGCGAGCAACACGATTATAACGCCGGGTACTCCATGACCACGCAGCTTATTCCTGTACAGCCTTTGCCGTACTCTACGCAGACGACTACTCTTGATGGGGTGCCGTACTTTCTCACTTTCCGGTGGAACGCCCGAGAGAGCTGCTACTATCTCCAGATCCAGTCGGCGGATCAGACGATTACGTATGCGCAGGGGATCAAGCTTGTGTCCGACTTCTTCTTCTTGTACACGTATCCCACCCCCCCTGGCGACATGATGGTCTTGACGTCAGGCGGAGGGGACGGACCGGCGCAGATCGGGGACTTCGGGCCCAGGTGCTCGTTGCTTTACATCGAGGCTGCGGACGTGTTCGCCGGGGGATTGAACAAGACCAAGAATCCCTCGATAGACGAGCCATGAGTCAGGCGAACGCCGCCGCCACACTCAACGGCACCCGGTTATTCGGGCACCAGTTGGTGCTTCAGATTGGCTATCCCAACGACCCCGATCTGGCCGTCGATGTGAACTTCAACGCGAGCAACTCATCGGGGTTAGATACCGGGGGCATCACCGGTATCGACGTCGACTTTGTCGTGGAGAAGGACATCAATAACACCTCTCCAAACACGTGCTCGATCAAGCTCTACAACCTGAACGACCAGTCTAGGAATGCCCTTTCTGGGGGGCACCCGCTGACGGTGAAGCTGGAGGCTGGGTACGTGGGCGGGACGACGCAGATATTCTTCGCCCAAGCCAGGGCGGCGTGGAGCGAGCGCGAGGGGCCGACGACCGTCACCCGGATCGAATCGACGGACACCGTCGCCAGGGTCAGCGGCAACCGTAAGACCAAGCAAATTACGAACACCGCGGCTTTGTACAAGACGATGGGCGCGCGGGTGCCGATCAAACAGGCGTTCCAGGCCATCGCGGGGGTCATGGGTGTAAAGGTCGGCAACCTCAACCAGGCGCTGGCCGGCATCTCTGTCAGCCTGTCCCAGGTCAACGGGGCAGCGCTGCTGGGCAACTCGGCCCAGGTCATGACCGATCTCTGTCGATCAGCGGGCTTGGAATGGTGGATCGATGATGGTAACCTGTGCCTGGTGAATATCGGCGGGTACCTGTCCAGCACGGCTGCGATCCTCCTCAGCGAGGACACGGGTCTCGTCGGCTCGCCGTCGGTTGACTCTTCGGGGGCGTTATCGGCGAAATGTCGAATTATCCCTGGATTTGTTCCGGGCGTTCAGGTAAGTATGCAATCTCTGTTCGTCAGCGGAGGTTACCGCGTGGAGAAGTGTCGGTACAAAGGGTCCACACGTGGGAAAGAGTGGGACATCGATTTCGATGCCGTGAAGTACTAATGGCCTACGAACGCACATTGGCAGAGGTCTTCGGCGCGCACGCCGACGTCCTCAAGAACGCGATCCGGAAGTGTCTCCCAGGCACGGTTACGGCAGTCAACCCCGCCGCGCAGACGGTTGACGTCCAGATCGCGGTGAACAACCTGCTGATCGACGACAACGGCGCGGTGTACTCCGAGCCAGCCCCGGGCATCGCCGGCATACCCCTCGGCGTCATGCGCGGAGGGGGTTTCTTCGTGTGGGTGCCGGTCTCGGTCGGGGACAGCGTACTCGTCCTTTTCACGGACCTATCCACGGATACGTGGCGCGCGGGAAACGGCCAGCCCGTAGACCCGGGCTTCGTCGGCAAGCATACGATGGATAGCGCGTTTGCGATTCCCTGTTGCGCGCCGGACGGGATGGCGCTCGTGTCCCCAGCGGCGGGTAAGCTGATCATCGGCAAAGACGGGTCCTTGGCCCAGATCAAGATTTCCGCGACGGACATCGAGCTAGGGGCGTCCGTGACAGATTCGGTCGCGCTGGCGTCGCTTGGTGAACAACGCGATAAGTACGATCGTTACCGCGTTCAACAGTCACTTCCATTTGGCTCCAAGCGGCGGCGCAGGCGGCCCAACAAGCACCGTCGCTCTTACTATACCCCCCGGCACAATAACCCCTTCGCCCCCATCCGTAGCCTCTACCTTGGTGAAAGCACAATGACCGCTCTGACCGAAGACGCTTGGGGCTACGTCACGTTCGAGGGGGCTCCCCGATGGGTCGGGCCTGTTCGCGCGGAGGTCGATTACTGGAAGGCCCGCGCGCTAGCTGCGGAGGCCCGGCTAAACTTAGCTTGTACCCATGGCGACGCTGGCACAATTTCGAGCTCAATTCCCGGAGTTCAACAGCGTCCCTGACCCGCTGATCGGCACGATGCTCCAGGCGGCCTACCTGGAGCTAGACACCTCCGTCTGGGGGGCATATTCGACGACTACGGCCCCGACCAAGACGGATCAGGGTCAGATGTATCTTGCTGCCCACAAGCTCGCCTCCAGCCCCTTCGGCCAGAACGCCCGGATGGTCTCTGACAAGGGCGGCGCCCGCGGCTACATGCGCACCCAGTACGGCCAGGAGTTCAAACTCCTCCAGATGGGTGTCGTGTCGGGGTTTAGGGTCGCATGAGCATTGTCATCAAGGACCGAGACAAGGGCTTCAACGACCTCCTTCAGACTCTCCGTAACGCGCGGGCCAAGATTCATGTAGGGGTCGACGACCGTCCTCATTACCCGGATGCGACAAGTACTCGTGGCCTCGCTTTGGCCAGCGCCCCGATCCCTAAGGCCACGCCTACGGACGATATCGCTCGGGCGCATGAGCTAGGGATAGGCGTGCCCGAGCGGTCGTTTCTGAGGGCTTGGATCGATCACGACACTTCCGGAATCAGAGCCGCCTTCAAAAAAGCTCTTCGGCCGATGATCACATCCCCCGGAGTATTCCGATGGGGGGACGCCATGGACAGCGTCGGGGACTACGGCGTCGCAAAGGTCAAACAGCTCATCCAGAAAAACATCCCTCCCCCGCTGAGCGAGCGAACAGTTGCAGAAAAGCAGCGCCTGGGTGTTGATCAGCCAGAAACGGCGCTGATCCGATCTGGCCAGCTCCTAAACGCCGTTGTGGCGGAGGTTTACACGAACAGCGGCGACGTACTCCCCTCGGCGGGCGCTGCCGGCGAAGGGACCGCTTTGCTCCTGGGTGACGGCGATGCCCAGTAACGCCCGGGTCTTCGACAAAAGCGGCTTCAAGAGCGTCATCCTGGGGATCACGGGTTTCCAGGATCAGGACGTCTCTTGGTCCGACTCGCCCCAGGGGGCGGTATCCTACACGGATAACGCCAAGGTCTTCCTGACCCTGCGCAGCATCGTGGCCCTGGGTGTTGACGACCATCGCTACGCGTACAACCCCCCGGATCATCCGGCGAACAGCTACGTCACCACGGAGCTCGGGAACAGGGATTGCCACCTGAGCATCCGGGCGGAGTCGTATTCTCGGGAGCTCGCCGCCGTCGAAATCCTGGACCGCATCCGCAGCGCCATCCGTTGGGACAGCAACGTCGCCGCGCTGAACGCCCTCAACCTGGCCTTCGTGTGGGCGGGGCCTGCGATACACGTGCACACCGAGTACGACAATAGGGTCGTATCAGCGGGGGTGATGGATATGACGATCGCGGGAGTGACGTTCGAAACCTCCTCGGTCACCCAGGGCGGCGACTGGATCGCCACGGTCAACACGAACAACACGGTCCCAGGGAATCTAGCTCAACCATGACTACGCTTAGGACACCCCTGTCGCCGGGGCCGGTCACCAAGTTCAACCTGTCGACCGTAGCGCCCGGTCAGCAGGGTCCAGCGGGGTCGCAGGGGCCGCCGATCGGCATCCAGTACGCGGGCACCCCGCAGACGCCCAGGCAGTACCTGAACGTCTCTGGGGCCGGTGTGGCGTCGGTGACGGACAACCCCGGAAACAACTCGACGGACATCGTTTTCTCGGGCGGGGGCGGCGGGGGAGGTGGCGGCCAGTACAACGTCACGTTGGCCAACGGCGTCAATTCCAACGTCAACACGAACGGGCATCAGTCCGTTATCTACGTCGGCGGCCCAACCTCGGCTTTTTCGATTGACGGCTTCGATCACGCCCCAGCAGCCGGCGAGGTAATCACTATCGTCAATACGACGGCCTTTCTGATGTCTGCGGGGACCACAACGGGATCCACGTCGGGACAACGTGTCTCGGTGCTTGGTGGCACCGCAGCCCCCACGCAGGTGCGTGCCGGGGGATTCATGCAGTTTACGGGGAACGCTTCCCCCGCGTCTGGCCCGACGGTTTGGCTACTGACCCATCTTGGGTACGCGAGGTCGACCGAGCTTTCCCCGTTGGACCCACAAGCGAGCGGCGTTCCGGGAGCCAAGGGCGATGGCACGACGGACGACACGGCGTCCCTTCAAGCCGCGATCAATGCTGCGTGCCAAACCGGCGCAAAGCTCAAGTTTCCTTTCGGTAATTTCTCGACCACGAAACCTCTTTTTACGGGGGGGTTGCCGATTGAAATAGAGGGTGCACCCGGATCATTCACTACCCCGGGCACAAATATCGTCATGACGGCCACGCAAATGGCTCCCCTGCTCGCTGTGCATGGCCTATTTGACCAGCCCCTTTATGGTGTCACGAGCGGGATCAACTGGTGCGAGATCGGTCTCGCTTCGACTCACATCGGCGGAGCGCAAGGCTTCAATCTTAGCTACACACCGGCGTGCAACATCGTCGGCTGGGGAGGCTTGCTCGCAACTACCGCGGCGAATTTCACGCAGCCGGCGGCATTCGGTTCGCCGGTCACGATCCAGGTCACGCCGAATACAACGGCGATTGCGAACGGGTACATATGCATCGATGGGTCGTTGTATGTGTGCACCGTCGTTGACTCGACGCATATCTCCGCCACGTTGTATACCAATGCGGCTGCGTACGCGCCGACTCCCGGTAACACCGTTCTGAGTGGTAATATCATCACTGCCAGTGATACTGGCGGATTTACGTATGAGTGTTTCGTGGACCCAGTCACGTCCCTCGCGAACGGGGAGGTTCGACACATTGCTTCGTCCGTAGGCCAGAGTCTCGGATCAGGAGTGCTATTCCCTTTCAATTCAGCGTTTCAGCTATTCCTGTACAACGACCAGGCAGGTGCTCAGAACAGGCTTGAATTTCAGCTCACGACGACCAGCGGCACCGTCACGCTGAAGAGTGGCTCGACGACGCTACCGAACGGGTCGATGACGCACGTTGCTGCCGTGTACGACGGCGGATCGACCATGAGTCTGTACGTCAACGGCGTTCGCGCGGCAACGGCTTCGCAGACCGGCTCGATCTACCAGGTTTGGTATGAGTCGTTCATGATCGGTCCCGCGAATTACGGGATCTATCCGGGCTATAGCCTGGCCGAGTTCGGGGCGACGCTTCACCACTCTGGCGGCCATCGGATGACGTCAATCGCGATGTACTCTGGCGCATCGTTCACCCCGCCTACCACAGCGCCAACTTTCGTCTCTCGACTCGTCGGCTTCGCGTTGGACTTCGCGCCTGCGAACATTCCCAACATCACTGGACCCAGCGGCAATAACATCGCTCAGGGGTACGTGATCGCCACGGGGACGAATCAAAATATTAGTGCGAACGGTGTCCCCATGTGGATCCAGACCACGGCCGGCAACGGTATCGGTTACACCGCGGCACCCATCCTGCGCAACATGGGCTTTTCCAATGTCGGCGGGGGAATGGCCGCGTTTTACTGGTCGGCCCTGTATGGCAAAAGCACAAATTGTGTGTTCGGTTCTGCTGGGCAACTAGGTCTTGTTTACGACGGATTTTCGTACGCTAACTATGTTACGGACTGCTTTATGTCCGCCGCTGCAACACAGCCAACAGGTCTTGCAGCCGCTGCCATGGTCACGTACGGATCTCAGTTCTGCGTCATCCGCGGCGGCAAGATGGAAGGCGGGGCGTGGAACGTAATCAACAACGCATATGCCGGATTCGTTCTACAAGGCCCGATATGGTTGGAGACGTCCGGTAGAGGATCTGTCCTCATCGGTTCGGACGGATCGGGGCCTTCGTTCGAGGGAAGGGGATTGTTCGTTGGAGACGACCTTGGATGGCAAGGTCTGGCGCCTGTTGCGTCGTTCCTTTGCTACGGCGTGATCAACGTCACGATCGCGAACGGCTATTCCGGACAAGCCGTCGGCGGAGGTCAGGGAGCCTTCCCGAACTATATCTTCGACTCCTGCCAAAACGTGACGCTGGGCGAAGTCACCGTCCAAAGCGGTAACGGTGCGCCGATCATGAGCATGAGCAACAACGCCAACCCGGTGAGGTTATCCGGTACGCAATTCTTTGCCCCTTTCGCGGTGCCCTTTGCGTGCACGCTCACGAACGGCAACACGACCCAGGTCATAGGCAGCACGGGTAACCTGGTCCCTGGCGTCTATATCACATTTCCGACGGCTCAGCCGAACACCTATTACAAGCTTGTATCCGTCACTGACTCGACGCATTTCGTGATTACGCCCGCATACTCGGGGGCCACGATCGGCCCAGGGCCTACGGCTACGACGCTGGGCAATGCGTGGATGCCGGAAAGTGGCGCTGGGCAGGGAGCGCTCCTCATCAATGACCAGGAGTATTTCGGCGTTCATGTCGTGAACATGATCGCGTCAACCGGGATGACACTTTGGATCAATAACTTTCTCGCGGCTCGCGTGATCAAAATCACGGACGCGAATACGCTGCTCACTGGCTCTGTACAGGTAACGCTGCCGCTCATCGCGGGTTACCAGCGGACTTTCATCAACTCCACAGCCCAACTGCTCACCTTCGGCGGCGCTACGGGCAGCACGATATCGATTGCGGCAGGCGGGCATGCCAGCGGCGTATGCGACGGAACGAACTGGATCGTGACGTCTTAGGCGCAGAACGCAATCGCGTTCGGGTCACAACGGACGATCACGAGGCCGCCGTTGGACAGCGCCGTACTCGGTAGCGCGGTCGTGGTCGTACCGTTCTTGAGGGACAGCCCGAAGCTCGCGAAGCTTGCGGCGTTCACGCCCACGATGTTCAATTGGAAGTTGCCCGTCACGTTGCCGAAGTCTAGCGTCGCAGCGCCGGTGAGCGTGACGGCGGCGATCGTGAGATTGGGGGTGCTCTGCTGTGTTGTTGTAAGAGTAGTTGTTCCAGATGTAGCAAGGGTGACAGAAGAATTTCCAAACCTGAATGACCAAGAAGTACTACCAACTAGACCAGCACTTGAAAACCCGTAGTAAGCAGCCTGCGCATTGGGGCTTATTGAAATACTGCCACTCGACACAAGCTGTAGTGCCCCGCTTGGGGTTCCAGTAATTGTGTTGCCAGTAGTAATTGTCACCAATGCCCAACCTGCTAGTCCTGGGTATCCCGCCACTGAAAACAATGTGCTACCAGCGCGAGTTAGACTGATTCCCGCCTCCGCCGTCCCGCTCGCAGGCGCCGCCACGTTGACGATCAGCGATCCGCTCGCACCCGTTGTCGTCGCCGCCTGCGGCGCGATGGTCATATTCGCGCCAGCACCAGAAACAGCTGCGGCAGGATACGCGGTAAGCGTCGCGGGGAAGACGTTACCCGACGCGTCCACACCGACCGAAAAAAACGAACTCATAGGTAGGTCCCTTGGAAGTCCACGTTCGCGGCCGTGCCGTACGCGGTATAGGTCGTCGTGACCTGGGAAAAGCCCCAGGAAATGCCCGTCGAGAACGCCCAGCCGGCGTCAACGAAAAAGTCGTTGCCGATGACGATCTGCCCGTTCGGCGGGACATAGAACTGAAGCACAGCGTTGCCCGCGTTCGTGATCGCGGTCGTTTGATTCTGGAACTGAAGCCACAACCCCGCGGCCGATCGGTTGGCCGCGTAGACGCTGCGTAGGTTGCCGGCCGAAGCCTTGAGCACCGCGCTCACGACGCCGATGCTCGCGCTGACACGCGAGACGGCGGGCTTGTTCGGCGACTCCACGACCACCAGGGCCGGGTCCGTCGCTGCCGCTGCTGTCGAGGCCGCCTTGACCGCCGCCGTGTTCGTGCCGTCCGTGATCTTGTCGAAGAACGCCCTGGCCGCCGTGTCACCAGTCGGCGCCTGGTGGCCGGAGTTGTCGACGATGACTACCGGCACGCCGTTGCTCGACGAGGCCGCCGCGTTGCCCTGGGAGAGCTGCACCGCCCACGGGGCCGAGGCCGCCGCGGCAGTGCCTTGCGTGACGGTACCGCCCCCACCGCCCCCGCCGCCGGTGACGTTGATGGGGTTGGCTGCTGTGCCGTCCGGGATACTGATCGCCATGTTATCTCGCTCTCGCTCGGGGCATGTTGCGGACGGACTGCCGTCGGTTCTCGGACGCCAGCGCGGTAGCGGCCATTGCGTTCAATCGGCCGTTCAGCTCGATGATCGACTCCCGGGAATCGCCCGTCTGGCGGGTGTTTTCCTTGAGGTCCTTCTTGACTTCGCCGACGTCTTTCTTGACCTCGTCGACTTCTTTACTGATGCCGTCCACGGCCGACTTGACTTCCGTCAACATGGATGCTAACTTGAAGCATGCACCGAGAAGTACGACCAGCACACTGATTTGAGTAGCGATATTCCACGTGGCGTCCACCCGGTATTTTAGCCGGCTAAAATCCCCCCCAGCATGAAGTCCGCACACTACCTCCAGATCTTCTTCGCCGTCCTGATCGGCGCCGCCGGCTCTTTTGCCGTGTCCGAGCCCCAGTACGCCGTTGCCGCACATGCGGTCGCCGCCATGGCTACCAGCATCCTATTGGCGCTGGGTCTCGCGTCCCCGGGCGTCAACGCCCCGGTCACCCCCGCGCTGCCTGAAGTCCCCCATCCCGTCACAGCCCCACCGCCCGCTGAGGTCAAATGAAGCTCTCCGTCCCGTTGTTCCTGCTCGCCGCGGCATGCGGCGGCCCCCCGGCGGCTACCGTCGCCAAGCTCGGCCTCGACGAGTCTGCCTGTGTGCAGGCGTACGACTCAGGCGCAGCCATCGACGCGTGTCGCGCTGCCGCCCGCGCGGACTTCTGCGCAAAGTACCCGGGCGTCGATGCCCGTTGCCCTAACGACGGTGGAGCAGAATAATGAGCACCGCAAGCAGTGTCATCAGCGCAGCCACCACGGCTGACCAGGTCGTCACGGTCCTCGCGGGCGTCATCAGCACGCTGTTCCCCGTCGCGGCTCCGGAAGTGATTGTCGGCAAAGAGGTCCTCGACGCGCTTGAGGCGGTTGTCATGTGGGCAGCCAGCCAGAAGAGCCTCGCCGCGCTCGCCGTGGCGGAGATTGAATCCACGGTCGACGCACAAGAGAAAGCGAAGTTGGCGGGGAAGTGAGCGTCACCAACTGGTTCCTCGATGGCCGCGCCCGAAGCTTCTGGGGTAAGGCCCGGTTTTTTCTGGCTGGTCTGACGGCCGCGGGGACGGTATACTGTTTCGTGAAGGCCGCATGTTATTTGCACTAGGGCTTTGCGTGGGGATCTTCCTTGGGATGCTTGCGTGTCACCTTGACGGGGATTGAAAGGATAGGCAGATGAAGAGTCATTTTGTTTTGATCGCGATCGCATTGCTCACGGTTACCGGCTCCGCCCGGGCCACAGTGATCGGGGGCAACGACCCGGGTTGCGCGAGCGTGCTCGGCAGCATCGGTCCCACGACACAGCAGGCGCTGTACTTTTTCGGTTCTCAAGCGAACGTCATCGACGGGGGTTCTACTCCGACGAAGGAAATTTGCGTCGCCCAGGGGTTCGCCGGGTTTTGGAATACCGGCGGCTTTGGCGGTCTGAACGGGTCGTATACGAACCTGTACGCCTTTGGCGGCGGCCCATCCAAGCAGGACTGGGAGATCGCCGGGCAGGGGGAGAGTAATTCGGAGCAGGCTGAGATCGCGGTTGGGTGCATCTCGGTGCCCAACCTCCACATCACGGGCGGCACAGGCAACAGCGAGTGCACGACCAACGGGGGGGAGACGTTTTGCCCCGCGGGTCCGGCCGGGGAAGACATTTATCCGCTCTTGGGCTGGTTCGGGAAGGTGGAGGGGGCCGGTACGTTCCTCGCGAACAACCCGCCCGGATACCAAGCGTACGTGACGGAACCGCAGATCGGCGCCGTGTTCTCCGGGATGTTCTTTGAAGACATCACTCTCGGCTATACGCCAACGATCACGAACTACACGGTGCCCGCGACCAACGGGGCCTCGACGCCCTTGCCGGACGTGCAGCATGGGTTTTGCTGGATTACGTCGGCGGGAATCGGCGCTCCGCAGACGCCGACCCCGTTCTTGATGCAGGGCCAGGCGTTCGGCATCGCGCAATCGTGCAGTATGCCGCTCGATCCCAAGGACGGCGTCACCCTCCAGAATTTGGTCATCGAATGCGGGGCGGGACAAACTTGCCCGACGGTCACGGCGAGCTGCCTAGCGCTTTGATTGACTGGCGCTCTGACGAGATTGACTGGGAGAGCATCCCCTTCTGGGTGTGCTTCTGGACCCTGGTGGGTTTCTTCGGGAGGTCCTTGTGGGGTTAGCCGATGACCGTCTGTTTGCCGACATCGAGGACGTTGTCTCCAAGGTCCGTGGGGCGGATTTACGCCGTACATCGCTAGGGCCTGTTGACCAAGCCCCGGAGGAATCATGCGCCAGTCAGTCAGAGATATTTTCGTTCCCTTCACCCAGACGTTCGAGGGGAAATGCGACTTCATGTACTTGGACGTCAAGGGTCTCGTCACGGCCGCGGTCGGTAATCTCGCGGACCCCGTTTCCCTTGCGTTAGCCATGCCCTGGCGGCGGCGTTCTGACAGCCAGCCTGCTACGCTCAACCAGGTCCAGGAAGAGTGGATCCGGGTCAAGGAGCTGACCTCCCTGGACCAGCGAGGCGGCGGCGCCTACGCGGCATCGAGCACCCTGTTCTTGGATGAGGCTGGCATCGCCAGCGTGGTGGCCGGGCGCCTCAACCTCAACGAATCGCTCCTCGCCAAACGCTTCGGGCCGAACTGGGATTGGTTCCCGGCGGACGCCCAGCTCGCTTGCCATTCAATCGCCTGGGCTGCCGGCGCCGCCTGGGCCGCGCCCAAGTTCGACGCGTATGCGGCAAAGTGCGACCTTGTAGGTATGGCGGATGAGTCGGCCGTGCATACCGCCCGCGACACCGTCGACCGGGAGCTGCTGCTGGCGGCTGCGAAAACGGTTGCGGAGGGCGGGGATTTTGATATGATCCATTGGTTGGTGTTCAAATGATCTCTCTCAGCCAGCTCCAGCATGTTGTGATGGTTCGTACCGCCAACGGTTGGCACGTCACCGCATCCACATGGGGTAGGACCGCGATCGGCGAAGACGAAAAGTTCCTCGTCGCGTTGTGCAAGGCGATAGACTTCTCCGGTCCGAAAGACGACGGCGGGAAGAGGGTAGCAGCATGAAGAAGGATTCCGGGCCGGGTATTCACCCCGACGACTGGGACGACGAGCCCCCTACGCGCCCGGACCAGCGCCGCCGCGCGGGCCACGGTGCGCCGTATCCGGGAGCTGGAGGAGCTGGTGGCCATCCTCCAGGCGCGCATCGCCCGGATCAAGGCGGGTGGTCTGTGAGCAACTGGTATCCCTTCCCGCCCATGAGCCCGCCCAACGTCTCGCATTGGCCGTCGCCGCCTGACCCGCATAACCCCGCTAATCAACCCGCCAGCAGCGAGGTGCTTCCGTCATGGGCTATTCCGTCCGATGTCTGCTCCTCGGCGCGCTGCTCGGTATGCAGGCGGCTTGGCCGCGTCCCGCCCCGCCGGTCCTGATTCCCACCTGAGGTTCATCCGACGCCCTTCGTCTGCGAAGATATCACTTGCCCCTGCTGAGCGGGGCGGGTATAATGAGGGCATGAATCACATCGAATACCTCAAGTCCCTCGTCGCCTGTAAAGAGGCGATCGCGTTCGCCAGCAATTACCCCGATCTCCCCAGCGCCTACGCAGCTTGTGTGTGTCCCGATTGGCTTTTTTGGTTGGCGGGACGTACCGGCGTCACTCGCCAGCAGATCGTCCTGGCGGCATGCGCGTGCGCACGGACGGCGCTACCGTACGCCAAAGGTCCAGAGGCACTTACCTCGATCGAAACAACCGAGGCTTGGTGTCGCGGCGAGGTGACGATTGACCGGGTTTGCGCCGCCGCCGACGCCGCCTACGCCTACTCCTACCGCGCCGCCGACCGCGCCGCCCGCCGCGCCGCCGCCGCCGCCGACGCCGCCGACGCCATCGCCGCCTACGCCGCCGCCGTCGGCGCCGCCGACGCCGCCGACGCCATCGCCGACGCCGCCGACCGCGCCGCCATGTGCGACCTTATCCGCGCAATCATCCCATGCCCTCCGACAGGATGAAAATCGCAATCGCCGGGCGCGGGGGACTTGCCCCTGCTGAGCGGGGCGGGTATAATGAGGGCATGAATCACATCGAATACCTGAAGTCCCTTGGCGCCTGCGATGAGGCGATCAATTTCGCCAGCAATTACCCCGATCTCCCCAGCGCCTACGCCGCTTGCGTGCGTCCCGATTGGCTTTTCTGGCTGGCGGGACGTACCGGCGTCACTCGCCAGCAGATCGTCCTGGCGGCATGCGCGTGCGCACGGACGGCGCTACCGTACGCCAAAGGTCCAGAGGCACTTACCTCGATCGAAACAACCGAGGCTTGGTGTCGCGGCGAGGTGACGATTGACCGGGTTCGCGCCGCCGCCGACGCCGCCTACGCCGCCCGCGCCGCCGACGCCGCCTACGCCGCCCGCGCCGCCGCCGACGCCGCCTACGCCGCCCGCGCCGCCGACCGCGCCGCTTGCGCCGCCTGCGCCGCCGACCGCGCCGCCGCCGACCGCGCCGCCGCCGATGGCGACTGCTCCACCATGTGCGACCTTATCCGCGCAATCATCCCAAGTACTCTGCGTTGATACCACTGCT